CGAGAAGGTTGGATCGAAACCTGGAGATACAGGAATAGAACAACTATTAAGTACTCAGTATTTAAAACATCATGGAAATGCTCTCAAATGATAAGTAGGATATATAGAATCCTATTAGGTGAGGAAGACTTACCCACTTCAGAAAGAAGTGTATTTTATAAGAATAAATCATATACAGATAAAGTTTATAATAAAGCTATAGATGATATGATTAAAGATAAAGATAGATAATGGGATTTAAAATGGGTACAAATAGAGGCTTAGAAGCTACAGGTGGTGAAATCAAAACAAAAATGCGTTTTGGTAAACAGTCTGGTGGCGATGGCTCTGTACCTGGAACACCTGTTATTAGATTACCATTAGATGAAGGAGTTATGGGTGAAGCTAATATGGATGGTACTATATATGTTAATAGCAATATAATGCCTGGTAGCGAAGAAGACAAGCAAGTTATAAACCACGAAATGAGACATGCCACAGACATGAAGCTTGGTAAGCTAGCTTATAGTGATGACGATATAACTTACAACGGCGAGGTTTTTCCAAGAATGGATATAAACGGTAAAGATATGATAAAAGTAGATGGTGAATGGAAAGAAGCTGGTGATCACGGTTTTCCATGGGAAGATGATGCTAATAACGGATCAGAAACAGTAGTATAATATGTGGAGCTTATTTAAAGATAAAAACGAAATAAACGAAAAGAACGTAGTGGGATTTGCATCATTTGTAGTAATGTGTTTATTTGCTGTTGCAGATTTAATGACTAGTATATTGGCAGATAAAGATTTAATTATAAACGAAGTTGTTTACAATTCATTTGTATGGGTAACATTAGGTTGTTTTGGTATAAGTTCGTTTGAAAAAGTAAAAAAGAAATAATATGTTAGGTAAACTATTTTCCGGTGGAGCAGCTGACTTAGTTAAAGGAGTAGGAGGAGTAATAGATAACTTACATACTTCTGGTGAAGAAAAACTAGAAGCAGAAAGAAAAATAAAAGAATTAATTGCTAACTACGAGGTTGAAATGGAAAAGAACATTACATCTCGTTGGGAAGCGGATTTAAAATCAGACTCGTGGCTAAGTAAAAATGTTAGGCCACTAGTATTAATATTTTTAATAGTATGCACCATGCTATTAATATTTATAGATGCAGGTGCATTAAAATTTGAAGTCAGATCCTCTTGGGTTGACTTATTACAATTAGTATTAATAACAGTGATCGGCGCTTATTTTGGTGGTCGATCATTTGAAAAAGTAAAAAAATAAAATTATGGCAATATCACAAGATACAGCATATGGATTTGGTCAGTTAGGATCTTTATTCTTAGATGCTTCAGGAGCAGCTAGCCCTCCAACAGGTAAAGTTTTTGTAGCTATTACGTTTTTAGCAGATACAGTATTTGATGCTTCAGGCGGTTTAGTTGCAGATACAACTAATACATCTACTGAAGGTTTAGAATATGCTGGCACAGAAGCAGCTGCGCACAACCTGTCTGATGGATCTGAAACAGCAATATCAGGCTCTGGAGGTTTACAAATAGATGCTTCAAACACTTTCCCAAAAGGAGTTACTATTTACGGTAGATATACTGAAATAGATTTAACTTCTGGTATGTGCATAGCTTATATAGGAGACTAATGTTAGGATTAGGAAATAGTGTAGCATCAGCATCATATTCAGGAGAGCTTTATCCAGCAGGAGCATTCGTATTTACCGTAAAAACAGATAACACCGGTACATCTAATGACGATCAATTTTTATTAAGTGAGTCAGGAACTAATGATTATGACGTTGATTGGGGCGATGATAGTACAAATTCAGGAGTTACTAGCAATACAACTCACACTTATTCTTCATCAGGTACTTATACTATAACTATAACAGGATCAGATAATATTGGTATCCATTTTGGCAACGCAAATGACAAGTTAAAAGTATTAGAAATTTTACAATGGGGTAACATGACAATTGGTGGAGCTGCTTTTTATGGTTGTGCAAACATGACGTCTAGCGCTACAGATACGCCATTAATAACCACAGGTGATTGGAGAAATGCTTTTAGAAATTGTTCAAATTGGAATGAAGATGTATCAAATTGGGATGTAACTTCTATAACTAACATTTCTAATTGGTGTTTAGGTGCCTCTAGCTTTGAAGGAGCTGGTTTAGGTACCTGGGATATAACAGGTGTAACTGCAGCGTCTAATTTTATGGTTGCAGGAGCTATGACTCAAGCTAATTATGATGATATGTTAATTGGTTGGGACACTAGAACAGGTTATAACAGCATAGCAATTAGCGTTGGAAGTACTAATTTTAGCGCTGGCGCAGCTGCAACAGCAAAAACATCATTAACATCAAAAGGAATAACATTTACTGACGGAGGACAAGCATAAAATTATGACAAAAGAAATAAAAAATCCAACTGAAAAAACATATTTTATAGCCTACACAGATACAGACGTGTTTTGCTATGGAACTACAAGTACTGATCAGCAAACAATAACAGAACAACCTAACTTGTGGGAATCAACAAGTGAAGAAGATTGGTTAAAAGAATTAAAAGATGTATACAGTACAACACCAGAAACACCTTATTAACAATTAAATTAACTTAAATTAAATAAAAATGGCAACAACAAAAGTAAAAGGTACAAGTAAAAAAATTAAAGAACTTAAAGGTATAGAAGATATTAGACCTGAAAAAATAACTGACGAACAACTAGAAAAAGTCCAAGGCGTGATAAACGAAATAAACAGAGCGCAAATGGAACTAGGTCAAATGGAAACTAAAAAACATGCGATGCTACATCATATATCTTCATTGCAAGAAACTGTTGGTGTAATAAGAGAAGAATTTGAAAAAGAATATGGCACTGCTGATGTTAATATCCAAGATGGAATAATAAATTACCCAAAAGAAAATGGCGAAGTTAATAAGGAAGATTAGTATAGGTAAAGACTATAAGAACGACGCTATGCACTATGCTGTTGGTCAAGAAGTTTATGGTGGACATACTATTTGCGATATACTAGAAGAAGATGACAAGTATTCTATTTATATTAAAAAGAAAAAAGATGTATTACCTTGGAAAGACTTTAACAAAAACATGGCTGTATCTGTAGAGTATAACCTAGAATACTAATGAAAAGCGTTTACAACTTTGTTGTAAAGCCAAAAGGAGAAAGATATAACAATACTAAAAAGCTAGATGGTGGAGAGTTAATACTTAACACAGAAATTTTTAACCATCAATATGTTAATAGAGAAGCTGTTGTTATATCAACACCTATAATTGGTGATACAGATATAAAGCCTGGCGATACAGTTGTAGTGCATCATAATGTATTTCGTAGATGGCATGACGTAAAAGGTATAGAAAAAAATAGCAAGGCTTATTTTAACGAAAATACTTATTTTATAAACCACGATCAAATATTTTTATATAAAAGAAATGAAAAGTGGATAGCTCCAAAGGGTTATTGTTTTGTAATACCTTTAAAAGCTACAGATCAATTTAATATTGAATCTGAAAAACCTTTACAGGGTATTGTTAAATATTCAGATGGTACAGTAAAGGTTGGTGACTTAGTTGGTTTTAGACCAAATAGTGAATACGAATTTATAGTAGATGGTGAAAGACTATATAGAGTTTTATCTAATTTTATTACAATTAAATATGAGTATCAAGGAAACGAAAAAGAGTATAATCCAAGCTGGGCGAAAAGCAGTTGATGAATTAATCAAAGTAGCAGAAGAAAAGATTATTACAAATACAGAAGACGATGTATCAGCTGATAGATTAAAAAACGCAGCAGCTACTAAAAAACTAGCTATATTTGACGCGTTTGAAATACTTAACAGAATACAAGAGGAAGAAAACTTGTTAGAGGGTAAAACACCTGAAGAAAAAAAGCAAACTACTTTTAAAGGGTTTGCAGAAGGAAGATCTAAGTAATGTACGAGCAAGATTTAGTAAAGACTGTTGAACCTATAAAAAAAACGACGATAAGTCGTCTTAATAAAGGTAAAAAATGGAAACACGGGTACGATAAAGAACACGATGTTATAGTATTGTCTCACACTGGGCAGATAGGTGAAATAATAGAAATACAAGGTTTAGTCATTGCTTTGCCAAAAGTTCCGAAGAGTGTGTATAGCAACGATAAAAACAAATGGGTTAAGTTTGAGCAGCCGAAAGAATTAGAACGTTTAAAAAATATATTTGACTGGAGGTCATATCCTGAAGAACAAAAAGAGCAGTGGTATGATTATATAGACGAAGAGTTTAAAAGAAGAGAAGAAGGCTTTTGGTTTACAAACAATGGTAAGCCAACTTGGATAACAGGTACTCATTATATGTACTTGCAATGGAGTAAGATTGATGTAGGCGCACCAGACTTTAGAGAAGCTAATAGGTTGTTTTATATATTTTGGGAAGCTTGCAAAGCAGATAAAAGATGTTATGGTATGTGTTACCTAAAGAACAGAAGATCAGGGTTTTCGTTCATGTCATCTGCAGAAACAGTTAATTTAGCCACTCTTGCAAGTGATAGTAGATATGGGATACTTTCTAAAACAGGTGCAGATGCAAAGAAAATGTTTACTGACAAAGTTGTTCCTATATCGATTAATTATCCTTTCTTTTTTAAACCTGTACAAGATGGTATGGATCGTCCTAAATCCGAGCTTGCTTATCGTGTACCTGCTAGTAAGTTTACAAGAAAAAAAATTACAGCTAATGAAAAGCTGGAAGATATACAAGGGTTAGATACAACTATTGATTGGAAAAATACAGGTGACAATAGCTATGACGGTGAAAAACTAGCACTGCTAGTACACGATGAAAGTGGTAAATGGGAAAAACCTGATAATATATTAAACAACTGGCGAGTTACAAAAACATGTTTAAGACTAGGTAGTAGAATAGTTGGTAAATGTATGATGGGTTCAACATCAAACGCTTTGGACAAAGGAGGCGATAACTTTAAAAAATTATATAATGCATCAGATGTCACTAAACGAAATAGAAACGGTCAGACAAAATCTGGTTTATACTCTTTGTTTATCCCAATGGAGTGGAACTACGAAGGATTTATTGATGAGTACGGAGTTCCAGTATTCACTACTCCTGACACAGATGTGCTTGCCCCAGACGGTGAACTAATAGATATAGGCGTAATAGATAACTGGCAGAACGAAGCTGATGGTTTGAAAGATGATCAAGACGCTTTAAATGAATTTTACCGTCAGTTTCCAAGAACTACAGAGCACGCGTTTAGAGATGAGACAAAAAACAGTATATTTAATTTAGTAAAAATATACGAGCAAATAGACTACAACGAAGAACTAGGTAGAACTTTAGGAATTACAACTGGTAATTTTCAATGGGTTAATGGCATAAAAGATTCACAAGTAATATTTTACCCAGACAATAAAGGTAGATTTAAACTTAGCTGGGTTCCACCTCAGCAATTACAAAATAGAGTGGTACTTAAAAACGGTATAAAATATCCTGGTAATGAACACATGGGAGCATTTGGTTGTGACTCTTATGATATATCAGGGACTGTAGATGGT